GCTCCACCTAAATATCTAGCACCTTGACCCATACCATAATTCATTAACCCTGATTTAAGACCACCACTAATACTACCCGTTTGATCAAAGGTACCAATACCAGACATTAAACCTGCAGCTAATGGATTGAACGGTGCAATAAATGGTGCAGCTTTAACTGCAATATTTGCTACTTCGTTAGGTATAACTTTTCTTACAAATTTTTTAAGTTTACTTCCTATTCCATATCTACGTCTACCATCCATACCCATGATACCACCATACGCTGCCATCTGTCTGTCAGGTAATACAGGTCCTGTAGGTTTTGGTTGAAAAGGATTAACTGGTTTTGTTGGATCTTGTGGTAATGGTTGACCACCTGACATATCTCCAATAACCATTCTTTTAAATTCTTCCATTGACATAGGTTGGGCGTCGGGTCTTTGCTCTAATAAATCAAAGACGTATTTTTCATACTCTTCTTCTAAAACAGCATCAACCATCATCATCTCTTCTTGTGGAGATTTAGGACCTTCGTCACCACTGTATTTTATAGATGGTGCGTTAGTCTCAAGTTCTTCTGAAATTTGTATATCTTCTATTCCCATGGTTTTGTCAGTTTACTTTGTTTTTCCTACTAAATCAAGAGTTGGCATGATAACTTTTACGTCTTGTGCCATGTCCTCATTCTTATAACCCTTAGCTTCCCAGTCTTTTCTTTCCTTAAAAATCTCTCCAGTTTTCTTGTGTCTGTAAGTTTCTTCTACTTTAGCGTCATATACTTTCATTATGTTGTTACCTCTTTTTTGATATTTAGATAGCTAATAGCTACATCAAATGAATCTGATGTGCTTGATTGTACTGTAAAAGGTGTACCACCTTCTATTATTAGCGGTTGTGTTAATAATTCTTTTGTTTGATTAGCTGTTAATGCTACAGATTTAATAGCTGTAATACTGTTATTTGTGATTGTTACTGTAGGTGTACCTGCTGATGTAACAAGTATAGATTTAACAACGATAGTCTCATTGACTGCAGGAATACTAGCACCTAGTGGTGTTAGTGCACTCCCACTTGTATTATTATCTATGCCTTTAAATTTATATTGGTTTACTACTGCCATTAATCTAAAAAGAAACTTCTAGCTTCTATCTCCTGTTTTAATTCTTCTTGAAACGTTGTGTTTAATTTTTCAAGAACCGCATCTAAATCTCTAACCAAAGACTGTGCTACGTCTTGTTCGTATTCATCACTTGCTCTAGTTAATGTTTGTACTATCTTTGCCATTATGTGTATAAATTTTTAGCTCCTTCCATTATTGCTGCACGTAATTCATCAGTATTTTTAAAACCCGCAGCTTGTGGATTTAATGTATCGTCTGCACCTTGAAATCTAAAAATAATATCTTGTAAAGAAATAATACCATCTCCATCAACATCTTCTATTGTTTCATCTTCTGCATATAAAGGAGATATATATGTATTATTATCCCCACCTATATCTACAGGTCTTTGATTTCTTTGTAATGCTTTTATTGCATCTTCTGCAGTTCCATAAGTCCCATCAGTTTTTATACCAGCTGGACCAACATTTCCTGTTGATGGTATAGAGGGACCAAAAATTCTTTCTAATAAAGAACCTAAACCTCTACCCGCCATACCAAGTATTCCTCCGCTTTTAATATAATTTCCAAACATGTCTCCAGCAGTTGATATTCCACTTCCTATTCTTTGACCTAAAGTAGGTGTTTGATAAGTGGGAACTCTACTTCCAAAAAATTGACCAAAATTAGAATCTTGACTTTGTGTAATTGTGTTTTGTCTCACCTGTTGATTTCTTAATGCATTTTGAAAACCTGGATCTACTGTGTTATTATTACCGGGTCTTGATCCTGCTGGACCTTCATTTCTAGTATTACTCATATCATTAGCAGATGTTCCACCCGAACTATTACCACCATAATTTCCTCCGGCCGATGCTCCACCTGCTGGTCCTGAACTATTAGATGATGAACCTGAAGAACGTCCACCACCATATGCATCATCACCACGATATCCCGGTCTTGAACCGTCTAAAGTTTTAGCAACTCTTTGGCCCATTGCATACATCTGTCTAGCTTGTTGTAATCTTGTAATTGACATTATCTTCTTCCTCCAGTTTGTATGTCTAACCTAAAAGTTCCTAGTTTCCAACTGGTATCTACTGCAGTATTAGATATTGTAAGAGCTATGGCTCTACCTCTTGCACGTGTGTCTACTTTATCTGTTGTAGATGATACCGTAAAAGGACCAAGTGATGAACTGGCTGCAGTATCATTTGGGTAGTTTCTTAAATCTAATTGTACAATAGCATTTCCTTGTTGAGATATAAAGTCAGGTATAATTCTACTAACTCTCATAATGTTTTCACCATCACCTCTAAGGTCACCTAAATTAGTAGCTGCTCCTCTTACAACTTTTTGTGTAATATCATAATCACCGGATGTAATGTTAGCTGGGATTGCAACAGCATTTGATGCTGCTTCTTGTTGATTAACTCCTGTCTCATGTTCAAAATAAATTGTTGTACCATCTGTATTACCTCTTACATCAAACGATACATCATTATCTGCATTGTATTTAGTTCCATGAGGCAAACCAAATACTGAAGAATCTTCCCATGTTGTTCTAGGAAATAAACTACTTGCATTTGTAAACCATATAGGTCGTTTAGAAGTTGAGTCTAGATAACTGTATGTAACGGCTCTATTAATATTATTAGATGTAGCTGTTGGATAAAACCAAGTAATTTCACCAAACAAATTATTAATACCACAATAAACTAATTGATTAGATGTAGTATTAAGATCATCATAAACAAAATCTTCAACCAAACAATCCATAGATTCTAGTTTACCAGTGTATCTAAAGAAACCATTATCAGACATCCAATAAGCAGCACCATCAACTTCAACAGCTGCGTTCTGTCCTATCAATCCACAGTTAGTTCCAACTTGTTCGTAAGCAAATGTAAAAGGAGTTCCAACAAATCTCATAGTAAATAAAGAAGTATCCGACCAAATATAAATGGCATTTCTACCAAGAGTAGCACCCATGATCCGTGATCCAGCGGCCAGTCTTTGTGTACCAGCACTATTCTCAGCTGTAGGTGCATAATCATTTATATTTTCTTGAGACGAAAATCTTATAAACATATCATCTTGTGTAGTTTTATCACCAATAGTTGTTTCTGTACCAAAGAAAACTAAGTGACGATCAGGAGTTGAGACTAACATATCACGTGACGCTGTTGGTGCACCAGATATAATTGTAGCTCTTGTTGCTGTTGCATTAGATGCATCTGCGTTCCATTCAAAACATTCACCATTAAATATTAATGCAATTAATGTACTACCTAAATTATCTAAAGACCACATTCCAGGTTCTGCAACTTTATCCGTGGTCGATGCTGCTTGGCCCCAGGCTGAGTAAGAACTAAAATTAGTAACAGTTGCACCATTACTGTGAGAAGCATTAGCTGTTCCTCTAACATTTCTAGTTATTCCTGTAAAACTAGTTGCTGTAATGCCCGTATAAGAAATTTCTTCACTATCTACTTGTATAAAATTTGTTCCTGTGCTTGGAAATCCCGTAGTGCTGGCTACATTAATTGTAGTTCCTGATCCACCAGTTCCAGCAGAGTCAGCATTTAATGCTCCGTTTAAAGTTGTTGTTTGTGGATTAGTAACTGTACCTCCCCACTGTGATATACCATAACCAAAAACTCCAACCTGTTCAGCCGGACCAACATGGTAGTATTGAAAATAAGTTATGCCTCCAGATGTAGTTGCGCCTGCCCCTGTTTCAGTAGCACCAGCATTTATTTCTAATGTTGTGGTTGTAGGCACAGCAGTAACCATAAATTTTTTATCACAAAAAGTTGTAGAAGAAAAATTAGAACCTGTAATAGCTGTAAATGTAGAAGCATCACCAAATAACATAATATCTCCTACAGAAAAATTGTGTGCAGAAGAAAAAGTTAAAGTAACAGTTGATTGACCATTGGTTGTACTAAAAAAATTAGTAGTTGCGGTTCCTGATGGATTAACTAAAGGATGTATATCATAGTATACTCCTCCAGAATATACATATAAAATTCTATTTGTGCCAATAGCAGCGTACTTAATACCTTCTCTATTAACCATGTGATGCAAGCCTCTAGCTGCACCAGTTAATTTACTATCTCCTAATTGAGACCAACCACCTATTTTTTCAGGTGTACCATATCTAAAACGTACATTTTCTCCACCTGTCCACTGTGATTCAGCTCCTGTAGATGTAACTTGTTTGTTAAATCCCGGTAAAAACCCTAATTTTTGTAGCATAATATAGCACTATATATGGAGATTTATTTAAAATCTAGTTGTAATTTCTTTGATTATATTACCATAATTATAGTTATTAATTTCATAATCTACTTTGTGTGGTTTTTCAAAAACTTTATTTGTATCACCATAACGACCAGATTCAATAGTATTTATAAAAATTTTTACATCATAGAAGTTTCTAAATTGATCGTAAGGACAGACAAAATCTACAACACAATGTTTTTTTGTCATATTACACAGCTTTTCCATACGTATTACCTGGTCAATTCTATCTTGTTTTGTAAATTTTTTTTCATTAAACATGTCTCTAATAACATCCCCATTAAAATAAGCGACATCCATACCCTCACACAAGTTAGATGCAAAAGTGCTTTTACCAGATCCAGGTAAACCAAATACTAATATATTCATATTATTTATTTTTAATATACTAATTTAAAATTAGCAGACATAGATATTCTCTCTCCTTTTGAATAAAAGGGACATACATAATGTTGTAGTTTAGCAGGGAAAATAAAAAAATCACCTTCTTCCGGTAAAAAGTTTTCAGATGTTCTAAAAGAAAAACCAGCTGCCTCACCATATCTAAATTCTAAAGTACCCGGACCTCCCGAACAACCTTTAAAATTTTTGTTTTCTTTTTTAAGACCTTTAGGTATTTTTAAAAAAGCCACACAAGAAAGATCTGCACTATGAACATGTGGTGGATTAAACTCTCCTGCTTTCATGTAATTAATCCAAGCATTAGATATACCAAAACTTTTTGGATGTTTATTCCAGTCCCAGTTTTTAGAAGCTCCTGATATATAAGAATCTATATAAACTTTTATTTTATTAAAAAAAAATTCAGCATCATATTCATATTGATTTTTTATAATCCCAGCCAATGTATGGCCATAATCTTTACTTTTTTTAGAATGTTGTAATAATTCTTTTACAGTTTGTTTAGGTAGTTTAAATTTAGTTAAAAACGGACCCCAATAATAAAACCTAAATCTTGTGTCTATCATACTATAACTCCGAGCATAGGTCTTTTGTCAAATTTGTTTTCTTCCGCACCCAAAGTTTTTTTATTATTATAATGCAAAAAAACTTGACCACAGTTTTCTCCCTTAAATTTTGTTCTCCAGTGTTCTAGTTCACAACCTCTGTAAACTAACATATCCCCTGGTTTTAATTTTACTTCAATACCTTTTGTTTTACTAGCTGCTGTAATTTTTTTACCATCGGGTATGCCTACATTTTTATTGGGACTTAAATAAATTGGCCAATCATCACCACCTAAATTCATAGTAGTTGATATCTCACAACTAAACCTATCTTTATGTCTTTTTAATTCATCACCTTTTTTATATATTCTAGCATAAGTATATGAAGGATATAATTTTAGTTCTGTTGTTTTTTCCATTATCTTTTGACACTCTAACATTAAAGTTTCCATAACAATGTCAGAGTAATGAGAATAAGTATTAGGAATTTGTTCATCAAACCAGTAACCAAATTTTTTTTCATACGGACTTATAAGTTTGTTTTCAAAATAAAATTTAGCTACGTCCCTTTTTAATAAAAAATATTTATATATAAAATTAGCCAACTCTTTAGAAATAGCTTTTTTAATTATAGAGTATTTATTTTTTTTAAAACTCATGATATGTTACATGCCATAGTTATTCTAGGTGCCTTGTTTTTACAAAGGTCTACAGAATGATCTAAGTAAGATCTAAATATTACTAGTTGACCTGGTTTTAAATTATACATAACATTATAAAAACTATATTGATTAGCTTTTACTCTTCCCATAGGAAGCATATCTTTTACAGGGTTTTTAAAAATTAATCTTCCAGAGTTTTTTGGATTTGTAAAACAATAAACAGAACTAAATATACTATTATCGTGCGCATGGTATTCTTGAAAATCTCCTTCTTTGTATACTGTATACCAAGACTGTTTAACTTTATAGCCATCATGCGAACCCATAGTTTTTGCAAAACCAATCGTATGTAATCTTGTTTTTTCAATTAAATTATCAAAATCTTTATCAAAAATTAAATCGTATTTTCCATAAGAAGTTTTAACATCAGAATGCCAATGTAAATTTATAGCTTCTTTGTTTAATTTAACTATTTTGTTTTTTAAAAAGTTATGTTCTTTTTTAGAAATAACGTTTTCGACAATTGCTATAGAAGTTGGAAACCATGTTTCTATTTTCATTTTTTAAATATAGCTCCTACTAAAACTTTTTTATTTTTATTAGATATAGTTGCTTCGTGTGCGTAATTAGAACTAAAAATTACTATTTTACCTTCCTCTGGTTTTACAATAACAGGAGGTTGTCCTTTTAATACTTCATAAAATTTAGTATTACCGTCAGAGTTATTTAAATAAATAATAAAAGAAAAATCTTCTGTAGTCTCATGACTATGTAATTCTTGATAACCTCCTTCATTATATTCTATATAATGAATATGAAAAACATGTTTATAAAAATCTTTATATTTTATCATTTTTTTAATAACAGTTTTTTTAAATAAAGATAAAATGTTTTTAGTTTGATAACCATTTTTTGTGCAAGTAATCATGGATATATCTTTCTTTTTTTTATTTAATTTTTTTAAAGTTTCTTTAATTTCTTTAAAAGCTATTTTAGTTATTTTTGTTTGCAAAAACATTTTATATTCTAATGTCTTTATATTTTTGTATAACTTCTTTTGTTAAATATTTTTTAGGATCTAAAAATTTTCTTTTAATTTTATCTGTTCTAATAGCATGAAACGGATTTGGATATTGTTCTTTATGAACTGTATCGTCATATTCAATATTATTAATAGATAATTGAGATAGTTTTTTAGTTTTTATTTTTTTGTATTTAATACCTATAAATTTACAAATTTCTTTTATTTCTTTTTCTGGTTGTTTAACTAAATTTTCATAATTAACAAAATGTAATTTAAGATTTTTATCTACTTGAGATTCATTTATTAAATTTTGAATTGACCAAATACTTAAACCCAATATATGTTTAGTATCTAACATTTTTTTAATATGTTTTTCACAATCTTTCTTTTTAATTTTTTGTATGGCTACAAAAGAAACTAAAACATCTATAAGTGGTCTTGTTAAAACAAGAAATTTTAAAGGTTGTTTTAAATATTTATATAATAACATTAAATTACCTGGAGTCCCCCAAGGTCCTCTGTCTATTATAAAATCACTTTTAAAAGATTCATAGTATGTAGGTATTACTTTTTCGCAATATAAGTCTAACGATTTTTCATCTGGAAAATTTTGATATGTAACATTGTGTTTACATTTAAAACTTTCGTGAAGTAAATCCGCAACAATACTGTTTGGTGTTGTAGTAATATTTTTATTTTGATTTAATAAACTAGCAAGCAAAGTATTACCTGCTCTTGGTAGTCCAGTTAAAAAAGTTATGTTTTTCATTTTTTCCTTTATTCCTCTATTTAAAAAGTTTACCAAGATTCCACATGACTAATGAATATCTAGTACCCTTTGTTATTGGTTTTACTCTATGCCATAAAAAAGAAGGAAATACAACTACACTTCCTCCTTCTTTTATTTCCTTACACTCTGTAATTGTATTTATTCCAGGGTCTCTATTTTTTAAATCAAACTCAAGTTCACCACCAGTATACTTTGATGAATCGTTTAAAGAAACAGATACAGAAAGTTTTCTAATTTTTCCATCAAAATTTTTATGAACATTTTTATAAGGGTCTGTCCAACTATCACAGTGCCAACCATAGTATTGATTTTTTTTATATATTGTAAACTGCACTGCTTCTGATCTATCCCATTCAAAATTCCAACCTGCGTTTTTATTTGCTATATGAACATAGGGTTGTATTAAATCGTATAACCATTTTTCTTCTATCCACACAACGTTAGAGTCTCTTTTAGTTTTTAAATTTAATATAGCTTTTTTCTTTTTAGCACCTTTTAGTTTTTCTAAAACTGTACCACCAGTAACAGCTACATTTTTATTTTTTGTTAAACCATATTTTATTATTTCATCACAAGTTTTTTTAGGTATTGCTTTTTTAAAAAACCAATAATGATGTTTTAAATTCATATCTTTAAATACCCCTGAGAATTTTTTGTTTTTAATATTTTAATTTTCTTTTTTGTAGCTTGAGCTATAGTTTTTAATATTTCGTATAAAACAAAACAATCGTTATCAAATCTTTTACTTTCACAAATTAATATTTTACCATATGTGTTTTTATGTAAATCTTCTATATCATGAGAAAAATTAAAATTTTTAAAAGAAGATGTAATTTTATGAGGGTTATCTTTAAAACTAAAAATAGAATTAAAATTACCTACCCAAAAATAAAAACTTAATTTTTTATGTAATTGCAATGCGTATACCCAATTTGCAGCTTCTATTAATTTATTTTCAGCTCTTTCTTTTTGTTCTTTGTTATAACTTAAATCATGGTGATGATCTAAATTATATAGTTGATCATTCTTTTTTATTTCAGAATAAAAAAGATGGTGTTCTTGAGCAAAATATATTGTGTTAACGTCTTTAAATTTTTTTACAAATAAATCTATAACTTCTAATCTTTTTTTAAAAGTTATTGCCCAATCACAATCTATAGATAAAACTTTCATATGTCTTTATGAAATGATTTTATTAAATTTTATTTAAAAAGTAAAGAATTAAGTTTTCCAAGTTTGGGTAGATTGATCCCAATATCTGTTAACACCTAAAGAATCTGTGCACGCCCACGTAGTTCTTTCTTCAAACCATTCCATAGGTAATGGATATCCATTTGGAAAATCAATAATATTGTTTTCCCCATCTTCCATTGAAGTTATATTAACATCTTTAAATCTAAAATCAGTGGTTCCATCGTCTCCGTTAGTTGGTTTTGCAACTGGGGGCACATATGTTTTTAAAGAATCATCAAATGTCCAAGAAGGAAAACTAGGGGGAGTAATAAACATGTCTGCAACTTCATCATACTTACCACCAACCATAGCATAATTTACTCTAAAATTATCATTGTAAGAGGTTTGAACCCATCGCACCTCATCTTTTGTTAGAGGAACAAGAGTTTTAACATATTGTTCTGCTTGTGTTGATTGATCTCCACCATTATTTTCAACATCACCATTGCCTACAACAACAACTCGTCTTACTATTTTATCTGAGTTTATAGATGCAAAGTGTGCCATTATAATGTCAAAGTCCCTGATACTACAAATTTAGCTACTTTTACAGAACCATCTGTTGATACCGTATTACCAGTTCCTGTAACAGCCATAGATGCTGGACCTGGATCAATTCTAATTAAAGCTAATCCTGAACCACCATTACCACCATTACCAGGAGGGTTTCTTGGGGTAAATCCACCACCGCCTCCACCGCCTCCGGTGTTTGTGCCTCCTGCTCGACCTGGTGCAGGACTTCCTGTGTTAGGGTTACCTGCCCCACCACCACCTGGACCCGCACTACCACCAGCACCAGAGTAAGTTGCGTATACACCGCTACCTCCTCCACCTGCAATAGTTGTTGGACTAAATAAAGGGTTAGGAAAAGCTCCTGGAAAATTTCTACCAGAACCACCTGGTCCTGATGCAGGGGGACTAGGAGCGCCTCCTGCGCCTCCTGCTCCACCGCCTCCTCCAGATGATCTAGATCCATGATTTGGTGCTCCTGGACCACCATTATTACCAAATCCTGAAGTTCCAGATATACCAGATAATTGAGGTTGAATAGCTGATCCACCAGCACCATCTCCTCTTTGTGATCCAGAACCTGATCCACCTTGACCGGTAGATGAAAAATTAGGAACATTAGGTGTAGAATATCTGCCTCCGCCGCCTGCGGAAAGAGCTGCTGTTAAATTAATTGTAGAATCATCGCCTCTTACAGGAGCTGTACCTGGACCTGCTCCAGATCCACCTGCTCCAACTACAACGGGATTTGCACCTACAAAAAAAACTGCGTCTCCTGCGTTGGGTGAGTTGGCCATGTAAATGACTCCACCTCCACCACCACCGGCTGTACCACCTGTTGGACTATCAATTTGAGCGCCACCGCCACCACCGGCGATTAATAAAAATCTACCTATTACAGGAACTTTTGCTCCACCTGATCCAAATCCTAAAACTTGATAACCAAAAGATTTTCTTTTAGGACCAGAATGTTTTTTATGTAATCCTTTTTGACTTATCAATGGATAATTTAAAATGTCTCTCATATCTAAATTTCTTATGCGTCGTTAGCTGCGTCAGTAGTAAAGAATAATTTAATGCCTAATAGTTTTGCATCTGCTGTTAAATCATCCGCTGACACATCTCTTGAAATTTGAAAAAATACTTCGTCTCCTGCTGCAGGTGTTCCTGCGATAGTCACTGCTCCACTTTCATTTGCTACTGCTAAATCGTTTGCTGTTCCACTCATAGCTTTTGCAGTTGCAACAACTGGTGTTCCAAAAGCTGTGTTAAGACTATCATCATCAGAAATAGATACACCAGATAAACCCCATGCTGTTGTTCCTGTGTTCGTAGTATCTGCTGTAAAGAAAGCTTGAAAAGTCACTGTACCTTCATTCCATGATTTAGGAAAAGCCACAGCAAACTGTGCAAACTCATCTGAATCTTTATCAAAATTTAATGTTTTAATTTCAGGGCCATTTGATAATTCAACTTGAGCTATATCTGCACAACCGTTTGTAGTATTTGGATACATAGCAACCGATGGAACCCACATAGTTTCTTTACCTGCAATTTTTAAAGCGGAACCGTTTCCTTGTAATGTACCCGTTCCTTTTGGAACAAGGTTAAGACTTACATTTGTTTCACCAGCAGCTGTAATAGTAGGTGCATTACCTGTAGCAGCGTTTGCTAATGTAATTTCATTAACAGCTGAACTTGTTGCAGTAAGGTTAATTAATTCATTTCCGTTAGTATCTAAAATGTTGGTACCAATTTTAGGACTAGTTAAAGTTTTGTTTGTTAAAGTTTGTGTTCCTGTAAGAGTAACATCTCCAAAATTCAATGTATAAATATCTGGGTTAGTTCCATCGTTTGCTGTAGCAAACACAAGTTGATCACCTTTATCGTCTGCTGCAAAAGTAAAAGTATCTCCAGAACCAGAAGCATATTTAAATTGTACTGTGTGTGATCCTGATGTTGAATTTCTTAAAAAATAAAAAGTTTGTGCATCTAAAGGAATTGTTACTACTCTAGCTCCAGTAATACTACCTGTAAGTTCTATCATTCTGTGAGACATAGCAGCACCAGTTGATCCATCAGAAACTGTAAGAGCTGTTGGTGTTCCAGAATCTCCTACAGCTTGTGTAGTATAACCACCTGAAATTTGTTCTATTATGTTTAGATTAGTGTTAGTTTTTGTTCCCCATGTACCGGCGTTTTCACCAGTTGCCATTAATTCTACACCGAGAGCCGTATAAGTTGATGCCATAATTTTGTTCTCCTAATTAGTATCTTTTTTTAATTTGTTTTAAACTCATTGTCAATCATTTACTGCAGTATAATTAGCACTTTGCGTTGCCGTTACATTACTATAACTCGCACTTTGTGTACCTGTAATAGCTTCGTAACCCAATGGGGCTACATTACCTACACTAACAGTTGCTGAAACTCCTGTCAATCCCATAACATCTGCTGGTGCTAAAGAACCAACTGAAGAAGTTATTGAAACTCCTGTCAATCCCATAACATCTGCTGGTGATATTGAACCTACAGATGAAGTCATAGAAAGACCTGTTACATCAACAATAGGGTTTGTAGAAATTTCTGGCTGACCTGAATTTGTTGTTGCTTGTAAACCAGTTAAGCCCATAACATCTGCTGGTGTGATTGCACCTACAGATGATGTTGTACTTAATCCAGTTAAGCCCATGATCTGATCTGCAGGATCTAAAGATCCTATTGCTGAAGTTGAATTTTGTCCTGTTAGAGTTAATGTTAAATCAGATTTTGCTGTTGGTGATCCAACAGTTGATGTTGCAGACAATCCGGTTAATCCCATTACATCTGCGGGGACTAAGAAATATTTACCACCCCAACCTTCGTTTTCAAAACCAAAAACATTATCTCCCCAACCAACATCAGAACCTATACTAGCAGTTGCTTGAACTCCTGTAATAGGAACGGTTAAACCAGAAGCACCCCAATTTTCTACACCCCAACCATCTTGTCCCCAACCTGTATTTATTTCTGCTGTAACTGAAACAGAGCCTATCGCTGTAGTTGTAGAAACTCCTGTAAGAGTTATAGTAACATCATTAAGTTCTCCCCATTCAGAATCACCCCAAGATTGAGCTCCCCAACCTAATGTAAATGCATTAGTTGTTCCCCAACGATTAGTGTTCCAGGTTGTGCCGGATTCGTTCCAAGAATTGGCCATAAGGATTTCCTCCCTATGCTATACGAAGTATTGCGTTATCAGCGTCAGCTGTTGGAAATTGAATTGTAAAAGTTCCGCTTGTCACAGTTTTGTCTGAACCAAATGCTATTGTGCAAACTGCTCTATCAGCGTTTGTATCGTTATATATTAAACAACCATTAGCTGTAAAAGAAGCTGATGTAAAAGATATATCTGCAAAATCACAACATGCTGTGTCAGTTGATAAAGCAGGTGTTACACTTGTAAGTGCTTTTCCTCCAGCCGTATAAGCAGATCCTGATGTGTTAGAAATTTCGTTTGACGTACTATAAGCTGTTGTTGATTTATTTATAGTAGCACTACTTGTGTATAAAGCTAATTTAAATGAGTTCCCAGAGGATGCTGTAAAATTATGTAAAGCTTGTAAAACTTCTGTTTTAAAACTGTTACATACTGCTGATGTTATTGCCATAATTTTTTATCTCCTAATTACTGAGGCGGTGACTCGATTGGAATACGTATAGTACCATCCGTGTAATCGTCTCGTCTTCTTCTTCCCACTTGCATTGCTGCAAACTTTTGTAGTTCAGTTTTATACTTTTGCTCGTATAATGTCAACATATCAGTTGGACCTTTTAAAAATCCATATGCTTCTACTAAACATGCATATAATAAGCCTTGTGGAAAATATAAACTAACATAATTTGTTTGATTGCTAGATTCTAAAGTAGCAGGCATTTTATTATAATATATTCTAAATATGTAATTAACATCTGGAGTAGGTGCTAAATAAATAGATCCTGAAGTAGTATCAGAAAGACCTGTTGCTCCTCCAAACATTGCATAATATCTTGGTTTTCCTGTTACATCTGCTCCTGATGTAGTAGAGCCTTCTGGTCCTGTTAGTTTTCCTACGTATTCTGTTAAAAAAGTTTGATCGCGTCTTTCTAACCACGTGCCTTGTTCCGTAGAATTTGTTGCATTAAATACTTCAACACCTCTTACAAATAAAGATCCTGCTGGAACTCTAATAGTGTTTACGTCGGTTGCCATTGTACCTTGCTCCACGAATCTGTCTGAATCCATAGGAAGATCCATCATAATTCTTTGTTGAGCGTTTAAAATAAAACTTTCTAAAACATCCGTTGTAAAAACATTAGCATCTACTTCTGTGTAGTTTTTAATTTGTGTAACTAAAGTGTTGTAACTAATTCCTGACATAATTAAGCTCTATCATTTACGGGTCCAATTGTACACTGAAAACCGCCTCCTGTTGCTGTGCTTCCAGCGTTAGATACTAAAGGCACTGTTATAGAATTAAATTGTGTTTCTGTAGCTTGTGTTCCATTAGGTAATGTAGGACCAACTTCTACTGTAGTTGCAATTGCTGTTGCTAAATATGATCCAAAAACTTTTGCTCCGTTTGCATGAGTTGTTGCTGTAGTATTGGGTGGAGTTATTCCTCTAAATGGAGAAGCTGTTCCTCTTGTTAATCCAGATAAAACTCCTGTACCTGTATTGTTACCGGTATACTGAATTGTTTCATTTATGTATTTTCCAAAATTTGCACTAGTTGCATCTTGATCTACTTTTTCTATTACAATAAAACCAGCATTTGGAAATGCTGCAGAACTAGTTAAAGTTAAAGTGTTGACTGTATCATTAATTGCACCATTTAAAGTTGTTTCTAATTCTAAAGTTGCAATTGCAACACCTCCTACTATTTCCTTAACAGATTGAAATCTAACATAAGATGTTCCTTCATTAATTTGATTAGAAGGATAAGACACACTTAAAGTTTGAGATCCACCTGTTGTAGTAAATGGATTGTTAGGTAAAATATCTTGCACTGGAAACTCAACTCTTGCTGGTCTTGCATGCATTAAACCTTGTGGGTCTGCTCCTACAGGGTGTGGTTCTAATTGTGGTTGTTTAGGTTCAAATTCAGACTGATGAACCCACGCACCTGTCCACTCTTTTACCATTTCTCTATATGGAAAAGCTGCGCCTGATCTATCAGATATTGCTAATGCTCTACTACCTTTTGCGAATCTAGCCATTATACATTTGGATAGTATGTCTTCGGAGTAATAAATGTGCTAGCTGGAGAACCATCTTCTGATAATGCTCTTGCTAACTCATCCTCGTACAACAACTTCATCTCCTGTGTTCGTTGTGGTGCAAACTTCATAGATAAGTAATATGATAATCCTGAAATCATACATGGTACAAATCTAAAAGGTGTATCACTTGCGTTAGTATAAGCTCCTGCATCATCAATTCTTTTTACATAATAAACGTTTAAAAAATTTGATGCAGCAGTTGAATTAGGTAAAGGATAAATAGTTAGTGTAACTTTATCTATAAATCTTTGTACCCAAAATTGTGAAGGTGTTCCATTAGATGCTTTGTTAGCCGTTGCTGAATAAGCGTCTCTTGCAACTTTTGTTAATCCTGTGTCTGATTGATTTGTTGTATTATAATTTTGTCTAAATGTAACATTTAATATATCTGAAATACCAAAAACATTTGCTGTTGGAACAGTTGTAGCTTGCGGTGGTTCTCCACCTCCTGGTACATCTGTAGAATTTCTATAAAAAGTATATACACCAGATCCTTCAGCTGTAGCATCAACATTAGTTGTTGCACCTGCAATTAAATTTATATTAGTATTTCCTACTTCCCAAAAATGTATTCCTCTATTACCCCATTCTTGAAAAAGAATGTTTAAAGATCTTCTAGCAGTTTTTAATTGATGACCAGCTGTACCCACTAAACCAAGACGTTCGTAAGCGTCTGCTATAATTTCATCAATTGAAAAGTCCTGGTCAAAACTGTAGGACTGTGAAGTAGTATTCGCCATTGGCTACCCCTAAAAAGTTCCGATTATATATAAAAAATCTACGTTAGTAACGTCTGCATATATTCCAGTGTCAGCATAAATACCAGCTGCAGGTATTTTAAATTCATGAACTGCATTATCACCTGCACCAAACTTACCATGAAATATTAATTTGCCTGCTGTTTTAGCAG